TTGATGTGGATACTAAGGATCCTGAGAGGTTGGGGGCCAATCTAGGGGCCAATCCTAGCCAGCCAGAACAGGAGGGGGGCCACCCCACAGGAGGGGAGGGGGATGATAACGCCCCCCACCCCCCTCATTACCCTCGCACACTAAATTACTCCCCTCCTTCTTCTGATCCTATAGAAGCAGATTCAAGACTGTATTGCCCTCAGTGTGCTCAGGTGAAGCAGGTGCAGCAGGTGGAAGTATTGGGCAGCAGGAGGGATGCAGAGAATCAGTATGCACAGTTTAATTGCTCCTGTGGTTATCAGGGGGAGAGTGTGGTGATAGGTGGCTGATGTTGTTCAGAAGACGCAGGAGCTGTTTAGCGGCAGGATTACACCTGAGTGGTATATGAAGCTAGAGAAGGGATATGCGGATAGCTGGGAGGAGCAGAGGCGGCAGCATAGGCCGGCAGGGGTGGAGAGTGCCAAGCAGTATTGGACTGAATTGAGCTTGAGCCTCCTGATGCAGCCAAAGCCGGATAAGGGGATGCTACGGACGGCTATAGAGGGAACTAGGGTGAGCAACAAGGATCTGCATCAGAAGCTGAAGGAGAAGCTGAGGATACTGAGGTGAGTGAGGAGGCTGCAGAGAAGGAGAAGGAGGCTGTAGTGAGGTATATCGCTCACAGCCTCAAGCAGGGGAAGAAGCTGTACTATGAGGGTAGCGGGGAGCAGATGAGTCATCTGGACGGGATCCTGACCACAGTGGACTATCTGGAGGCTGCAGTAGAGGTGAAGTGGAGACGGTTTGATTACAGGACACTGATGGAGCAGCACAGTGGTGAGATGCTGCTGGGGAGTGACAAGGTGCTGGCGGGGAAGGCGTTTGCCTTTGCCTTTAGGAAGCCTACCAAGCTGCTCTATTTGCTGACTGACTGCCTGCTGGTGCAGGAGTTGGTTGATGGCAGGGGAGACACTCCTGAGATGATTAGAGAGGCTTGGGTGGAAGGCCCGAAGAGTGATGACGATAGAAGCAAAATCAGAAAAGCAAACTGCTACTACAAAGCGGAAACAGCAGAAAAGATCAGACTCTGACTGTGATGTCTTTGCAGAGAAGATCTTTAAGCTAAAGCTACACCCTTGGCAGAAGCAGGTGCTGCAGAGTCTTAGCAAGCCGAAGACGAGAATAGCCCTGAAGGCGGCCAACGGTTCAGGGAAGACGGCGATGTGTGCGGCTCCTGCAGCCTTGTGGCACGCCCTGCTGTATCCTAACAGCGTTTGCGTTACGACTTCGGGGGTATACCGGCAGGTGAAAGAGCAGATGTGGCCAACAATCAGGAGCTTGGCCCGGAAGGTTGGAGGCTTAGGGATCCAGATCAATCAGACTGAGCTGAGTACCCCTAACGGCAGCAGGGTGATTGGGTTCAGTACAGACGATCCCGGCAGGTTTGAGGGTTGGCACGCTGATAACCTGCTGATGATAATTGATGAGGCTAAGACGGTGAAGGATGAGATCTTTATGGCACTGGAACGATGCCAGCCAAATAGGGTTTTACTGATGTCATCACCGGGAGGCTGTAAGGGACAGTTTTATAGGTGCTTCAGTAAGGAACAGGATTTCTGGGATCTGCATACGGTTACAGCCTATGACTGTCCGCATATAGAGCCTGAGTGGATCGAGCAGCAGATAGAGAAGTGGGGAGCAAGTCACCCACTGATTGCCTCGATGATCAGGGCGGAGTTTATGGAGGAGTCAGGAGAGAGCACAGTGATCCCTTGGGACAGCCTGATGCATTGTCTGGAGAATCCTCCCAAGAAGCAGAAGGGGGAAGTAGTGGCTGCTGTAGACTTTGCAGCAGGAGCTGACGAGAACGTCCTCTGTGTCAGGAACGGCAACCACATTACCAAGCTACTAAGCTGGCGGGATAAGAACACTATGGCAGCCTGTGGCAGGTTTGCCTTGGAGTTTGAGAGGGCAGGTCTGAAGCCTCAACAGATCTTTTGTGATGCTGGAGGATTAGGGCTGCCAATGGCACAGCAGTTGGCTGAAATGGGTTGGCCTATGCACCAGATCAATTTAGGCAGTCGAGCACACGAACCTGACAGGTTTGCCAACAGATCAGCAGAGATGTGGTTTAACGCAGCCAGACAGATCGAGAAGGCGGATATTGTTGTGCCTGATGATGAGATCCTGCACGCCCAGCTAACCAACCGGAGAGTGGCAACAACTAAGACGGGGAAGTTAAATCTGGAGAGCAAGGCAGAGTGTCGATCTAGAGGCTTCAGTAGCCCTGACAGGGCTGATGCCTTTGTAATGGCAGCTTCCTACACTTCGGAGTTTCTAATGCAGGAGGGGCCAAGGCAGGCCACTCTGGAGGATATATTTGAGGAGGGGCTGCTGGAGTTAAACGGAGAGAATCAACTAATCAATTCAATGGGGATCAACACAGGATGATAGGGATAATTAGAGTAATACTGGAGATACTGAAAGAGGCTTTCGGTTATGCAAAAGAAACAGAAAAAACACAGATACAGAAGCAGGCTGCTGATCGTCGGTCTGATAAGCGCAGCCGTCTTGACAAGTGGCTGCAAGACCCCGATTCAGTTGGACAACACCAAGAGGCTGATCGAGGGGAACCCGAAGGGATTCAGGGACGCGATGAAGAGCAGCCCTGAAGGCCGGAAGTTTGTGGAGGACACTCTGGAGGTGATTATAGATCTGGAGTACGAGATCGAGAAAGCAGTGGAGTGAGCTGGATGCAGATAATCGGACTGAGCGGAACCAAGCGAAGCGGCAAAGATACGGTCTGCCGGCTGATGCAGGAGATCACCAGAAAGGGCCGGCTCAAGCGGGAGGCATTTGCTGACAACCTCAAGGAGGAGGTTGCCGAGATGCTGAAGGTTAAGGTGGAGATGATCGAGCAGGATAAGGAAAGGTTTAGACCTATGCTGCAGTGGTACGGGGCAGACTACTGCCGGCACTACTTCGGTAAATCCTACTGGATCGATCAGATGTTTGATAAAGTAAGACACAACTTTGAGAACAAGAAGATCACTGTGATCACCGATGTCAGGTATCCCAATGAAGCCCACTTTATCCGCAGCAGGGGCGTTCTGGTAAACGTACAGAGAGACACAGGGCTGCAGGATTCACACAGCTCAGAGAACGCCCTGAAAGACTTTGATGGCTACGATTACACAATCAACAACAACGAAGGCTTGGAGGAGCTGAAGGAAAAAGTGCAAAAGTTGTTTTGTGAAATCGACGCTATTGCCTAGAGTGGCTGTGTTGACTGCGGTCTGATTTAGTTCTTATTCGCGGTTTACATATCTGTGTGGCCGTCCCCTTTTTCTGAGGGGGCGGCTTTTTTTATGTCACCAGAAGATCAAGCAACAGCATTCAGTCAGGATCTGTCCAAGCTAATAGACAGATACGCTCAAGAGTTTGAGCTGAATTATGCAACAATTATCGGGGTGCTTGAGATGCACCAAACAGTTTTGTCACTGGAGGCTGTTGCTGCTGGAGATTCGGATTAGATAAATGCACAGAGAAAAATTAAACGCCAGTGTCCTGCAGGATCTGGCAGATCGCAGCCTCTGGGACACTCGTCAGAGGATGTTTTACGAGATGAGGCATCACGGTCTTCGCCGGAAGACGAAGCCTTGGCCAACTGCCTCAGATGTTCACTTTCCGCTGAGTGACTCAATCATCGAGAAACTCAAGCCCCACTATTTTCAGCAGCTATTCGCTACTGATCTGGTAGCCAGCTTTATCCCCAACAGCCCACAGGTGGCAGAGCTAACCACTGCGGCAGCGCAGTGGTTTGATCACCGCCTCAAGCAGAAGAGCAATCTGGAGACTGAGATCCTAACTGTGATCGACAGCACACTGGTGAGCGGTACGGGGTTGATGAAGGTGATTTGGAATCACCACAAGAAGTGTTTGGATTACTACGCTGTAGATCCTCAGCATCTGATCGTTCCACCCAACACTAGGAGCTTGGAGACGGCTGACAGGATCACGCAGGTGAGCACCTACACAGTAGAGGCTTACAAGCGTAACAAGACTCTGGATCAGGATCCTGAAGTGCTGGAGCAGATTATTGGCAGCTACGATGAGGAAGCTGGTGATCTGACAACCAGAGAGATCAAGTACCAGAGAGAAGGCTTAACCTTCGACAGCAAGGGCCGGATCATTGTCTGGGAAGTATACTATCGCTGCGAGGAGTCAGGGGAGTGGAGGATCTGCACCTATTCACCTACACAGCCGGATCTGAATCTTCGTCCTGTGATGAAGATTCCGTATAATCACGGCAAGCCTCCCTTTGTTGCTTTCCCTTACGAGATTAAGGATGCCGGCTATTACAGCAGCCGGGGAGTGGTGGAACAGGTAGCTGTATTTGAGGCACAGCTTTGCAAGCTGTTGAATGAGAAAAATGACGCAATGACTCTCTTCAATCAGCCTCTGTACCGTACCAGCAGGGAGATCCCCAACGCCGGCAATATCCGAATGTCCCCGGGGCAGATCCTGCCCTACGACATCCAGCCGGTAGCACAGCAATCCCCTCCAATCAGCTTTGATCAGCAGATGAACCTGATGCGGGAGATTGCCCAGCAGAGGATTAGCACGCCGGACTTTGGGTTGAACCAGACGCTCGCCTTTCCCGAACGTAGAACAGCCACAGAGGTCGAGGCAGTAAGCAATCTTTCACAGCAAAGCACCGACTTGAGGATGCGGATCTTCCGCATTGCTTTAGGTAAACTGTACCGGATGAGCTGGAGCCTTTTGCAGCAGTACGATTCTACAGATCTGAACTACTGGTATCTGGACACTGCACAGGAGATTCCACAGGAGGCACTGGGGCAGAACTATACGATCCAGCCAACTGGATCCGCTGACGGGGTAAATAAGACCTTTCTGTTTAACAAGGCAATGCAACGCCTGCAGATGTTTAACAATGACCCTTTTATCAATCAGAGCCAACTCAGGAAGTCGGTGCTGGAAGCTGATGACGCGACACTGGTCAAGAGACTCTTTCAGGATCCAGATATCCAAGCGTCTGATCAGGCTGAACAGCAGGCCGAAGAGATCGGCATACTGAGGCTGGGCTTCCCGGCACAGG